GTTTTGTATGCACGACCTTTAGTTCCAATCACCGACAGAATTAGCTCGAGCTAGCGACACCTCTGGTGTCTGCTCTCGGACTAATTCGTGCGAGATTGAATAGCACGCAACCTTTGCTCTGACGTCAACGCATCATCATAGCAAGACTCTGAAGAGCATTGCCAGCTAAAGCTGTGCAATCTCTTTAGAAGCTAATGATGACATACTAAGACTAATTAGCCAGAGCTTTGCTCGGCTAATCAATTAGACTGCGTTGGTAATGGATAGGCGAAACAAGGTAATCAATCAATCTTCCACGATAACCCAGCTTAGCTGGGTAGTGGCTTGATTGGTTTACCCCCTCGCCTAGCCATTTAGTCAGAGTAAAGGTACGCAATCTCCGATTGCACTTTTCGTTAGAAAAGATTTGACAGTTAGCTAACGAACGCTATAGATTATCCGAAGATGACACAGCAGTTAACACAAAGACAGGTTGCCCTAGTTGATACACTCGTAGCAACTGGGTGTAGCATAACCCAAGCTTCTCAAGAAGCTGGTTATGCCAAAGGTGAAGCTGGCAGAGTAAGTGCCAGCAAGGCTTTGAAGCAACCTCATGTCAAAGCATACATGATGTCGCAAGTACAAGAACAGCTTGGTATGAGTGCTACGAAAGCACTCAGTAGGATTGTGTCGCTGTCAGGCGACGCTAAATCCGAGTATGTCCAGCTCGAAGCGAGCAAGGACATACTAGACCGAGCTGGTTTCAAGGCACCAGACAAGCATATGCATATTCACGCAGGAGATATCCGCGTGAATATAGACCTGAGCTAAGCTCAGGGCATAGGCTTGCTAGGTGCCGAAGCTTGACTCGACTAATCCTCCCACGCGCAGACCACGCGTGAGGATACCCGAGTTAGTATTCGTTGTCCTCCGTTCGTTGAACACTCACGTCGGTGTTGTGTCGCACACCCTTGCACATATCTTTAGATATGCGAGGGGGGGACAAAACTCGACCGAGTGTTTGGGTCACATCTCTAGCACTCAGATTATTTTCCACAAAGTCCGTTTAAGAATCTTCCTTACAATTTATGGCTTTACATTATATTATTTGCTTGATAGGTTTGGTGTATAATATTATTTTTTTTATATTGTTATTCCTTCGACTCCCAACTCCCCTAGTTAGCGTATTGGCTAGGGGGTTTTTTTATTTGCCTATAATATTTTTTTCTGCTAAGGCTTGATTATTATTTAAAGGAGAATTGTAATGGCATACGGAAGATTTGGTGGTGGTGGTCAAAGTAATCTTAGGTCAGTTGATGCTGGTCAAGAAAGAGCTAATAAGAAAGACCAAGAAAGAAATGTAACGATTCCTAAAGTAGTTCTTCCAGTTAAGAAGAAAAAGAAACCAGTTACTATATTTGGTATGAAGGTGACAGCACCTAAATCAGATGTTCAAAAGAAGATTGATTCTGGTCAAGCAACTGTACTTGCTGGACGTAAGCTTGATAGTGGTAAGACATTATTAACAACCGAGAAAGCTACAGGAAAGATTGTTAGTAAAAACGAGCAAGACAGGAAAATACTTGTTGGTAGTAGTGTAACAAGTCAAGGTCGTCCAAGAACAGTATCAAATGTTCCAACACCAGTAAGCAAACCTAAAGCTGGAAGTTCTACTATGGCTGTTAGACAAATAGACCCTAGTGGAACAAAAACAACAACAGCTCTTACACCAAGAAGACCAACTACACCATTAACTGGTCCTGTGTATAGTGGACAACCTTTAACACTTTTTAAATCTGGTGGTCAATCAACAAGGCTAAGTCAACTTGCAAGTAAAACTGGTGGGATACCTAATGCTGGTCCAGCTGTTGAAAAGGTTTTTACACCTAAAGTTACTAGAACAAAACTTACACCTATAACTGGAAGCAAAGATGGTACTACAAATATAAATACATCTATTGGTCTTGTTCCAAAGATAAGTAAACCTACTTCAGATTTTACATTATTGAGAGGACTTAAAAAATTATACAGTTCTTTTGGAGGTGGTGAACTTACAGCAAGAAAGATTCTTGGCAATGCTGGTGGCATAGGTCAGTCTTTTGGTGGAGGTAGTAACACAGCTACAACAAATACTTTAACAGGTGGTTTGGCAAAAAATATATCTAATTCTGGAAGCTGGTGGAAGAACGCTGGTGATGCTCAGTTAAAAAAGAACAAACAAAACAATGCAAGAGTTAAAGCTCAACTAGGATTATCGGCTGGTAAGCCAAAGTTTTAATGAGTGATTTTTTACATATTTTAAAGCCTAATGAAAGACGTATGCTAAGAACTATTGTTAAGAAAGTAAACTTTCAGCACTACCCAAAAGAATTTATAACCGATAGAGAAGCAGATAAGTTTATCGCTGTGCTGGGTCCTGCGACAGTAGAAAAATTATTGAAGGTAGGCAAGGACAACAATATTGACAACCTTTAAGTATAAGCCAGATGGCGTAACAATAAAGGAGTTTATGAAAGATGACTCATTCTTCAGAGGTCTACGTGGTCCAGTTGGAAGTGGAAAGTCGGTGGCGTGTTGTGTCGAAGTCTTCAGACGAGCATTGGAACAAAAGAAAAACGAAAAGGGTGTTCGTAAATCACGGTGGGCGATTATTAGAAATACCAACCCCCAACTCAGAACGACGACAATCAAAACGTGGCTAGACTGGTTTCCAGAAAATGCTTGGGGAAACTTTCGTTGGGAGGTTCCTTATACTCATTTTATTAAGAAAGGTGAAGTTGAACTTGAAGTCTTATTTCTTGCACTTGATAGACCAGAGGACGTTAAAAAATTACTATCGCTCGAACTTACAGGGGTATGGATTAATGAAGCTCGTGAGTTGCCCAAGTCTATTATTGATGCTTGTACTATGCGTGTTGGTCGATACCCTTCAATGCGTGAAGGTGGTCCAAGTTGGTCAGGGGTTATATGTGACACCAACGCACCAGAAGAAGACCACTGGTGGTCAATAATGTCTGGTGAAGTTCCAGCTCCAGACCACATACCAAAAGAAGAAATAAGAATGTTAGTCAAGCCAGACAACTGGAAGTTCTGGACACAGCCTAGTGGTATGCTTGAAAAGAAACTAGAAGATGGGAGTGTAGATGATTACAGACCTAATCCAAAAGCAGAGAATGTATCTAACCTTATTAAAAGCTATTACGCTAATACAGTAAAAGGTAAAACAAAATCTTGGATTGATGTATATGTAATGAACAAGCTGGGAACAATTCAAGAAGGTAAACCAGTTTATCAAATGTTTGCAAGTGATGTTCACGTATCCAAAGAAGAAATTAATGTTGCAACAGGTCTACCAGTATATGTTGGAATAGATTTTGGCTTGACACCAGCGTGTGTATTTGGTCAAAAGGTAAGAGGTAGATGGTTATTACAATCCGAGATAGTTGCATTTGATATGGGGATTGTAAGATTTGCAGAATTAATTAGACAGGAGTTAGCAACAAAGTATGCTTCCCAAGATGCCCTTATCTATGGCGACCCATCTGGTGACTTCAGGGCGCAGACGGACGAGTCAACGCCATTCCAAATCCTTAGAGGTTGTGGACTCAAAGCACTCCCAGCGTCGTCCAACGACGTCACGCTCAGAACAGAAGCAGTCAACAAAGCCTTAACAAATATGGTAGAAGGTAAGTCTGGAATGTTAATAGATTTCAGATGCAGAACTATTATTAAGGGCTTTGAAGGTGGGTATCAATATAGAAGAGTACAAGTATCTGGTGAAAGATATAGTGACAAACCAGATAAAAATATGTATTCACATATACACGACGCTTTACAATATCTAATGTTAGGAGCTGGAGAAGGTAGACAATTAATAAATAATCAGAAGCCAATGCAAGTTTTTAATGCTAAAAAAGATTATGATGTATTTAAAAGAAAACCAAAACCTAGACGACAAGGTATGTGGGCGAGATTATAGGAGATAACAATGTGTTTTTTTAGAAGACCTCAAATGGTTATGCCAGAGCCAAAGGTAGACCCAGAAGTTGAAAAGGCTCAAGCAGAAGCTAAAGCAAAAGCAGAAGCAGAGAAAAAGAAAGCTGAGATGTTTCAAACTAAAGTACAAGGTGGTAAAGTTGGTAGACGCTCATTAATCTCTGGTGAATCTGGAGGGATAGGGTTTTACAAATGATTACTTACAGCACAACTGAATCTTTAAATGTAGCAACAGATGATAAAGTAAAAGCAATACTATCAAAGTATGAAAGAGCTAGGACAGTTAGAAAGAACTGGGTAGACTTGTTTGAAGAATGTTATGAGTATGCTTTACCACAAAGAGAAAGTTTCTATCAAGAATCTGCTGGTCAAAGAAGAGATGATAAGATATTTGATGAAACAGCAGTCGTTGGTGTACAAGAGTTTGCTTCAAGACTACAAGCTGGAATGGTTCCAAACTTTGCAAGATGGGCTGACTTTATGGCTGGCTCTGAAGTGCCAAAAGAAAGCAGAGAGAATGTAAACTCAGACTTGGAAGATGTAACAGAGTATGTCTTTGAAGTATTACAGAACTCAAACTTTGCACAAGAAGCACACGAATCTTTTTTAGACCTTGCTGTTGGAACAGGAGTATTACTTTGTGAAGAAGGTGACGCAATTAGTCCGATACGTTTTTCTGCTATTCCATTACCTCACGTTACACTTGATGTTGGAGCTGATGATAGTATTGACCACATTTATAGAGAGCGTTATATTCGTGCTGGAGAAATTAAGATTGCGTATCCGAGAGCAGAAATTTCTGCTAAACTCGAGGAAGCAACAAGAAAAAATCCAGATGATAAAAGAAAAATTCTGGAAGTAGTATATAGAGATTATTCAAAGAAAAATATAATGGCACATTTCTATTGTGTAATAGATATGATGACAAAAGAAAAGATACTTGAAGAACGATATGAGGGTATTGGTTCGTGTCCTATTATAGCCTATCGCTGGTCTAAAGCTAGTGGTGAAATATATGGGAGAGGTCCTCTAATCAATGCCCTCTCTGCAATTAAAACTACTAACCTAACAGTTGAGTTGATATTAGAAAATGCACAAATGGCAATCTCTGGTATATATCAAATGGAAGATGATGGGATTATAAACCCAGATTCTATTTCGCTTTTGCCCGGCACTGTCATTCCTAAGTCTGCTGGAAGTGCTGGACTACAGCCAATTAATAGTGCTGGTAGATTCGATGTAGCTGATTTAGTTCTTGGCGATATGAGAAACAATATCAAGAGAGCTTTATATAATGATATGTTAGGCGACCCTAATCGTACACCAGCTTCAGCTACAGAAGTTGCAGAGAGAATGGCTGACTTATCAAGAAGGATTGGTTCAGCTTTTGGTAGGCTACAAGCTGAGATGGTACAACCAGTTCTACAAAGAGTTGTGTATATTTTAAAGAAACAAGGACGTATTAATATACCAATTATTAATGGCAGAGAAGTAAAGGTAAGGTCTGTATCACCTTTAGCTCAAGCACAAGCACAATCAGATGTTGTATCTGTAGATAGATTTCTTGAATTAGTCGGTGGCAGATTTGGTCCACAGATGTTGAATATGTTAATTGATTCGCAAGAAGTATCATTATATTTAGCAAGAAAGTTTGGCGT